GCCCTTGAGGAGATTGATGACCCCCTGCATCGTGCCGCCGATGTTGCGCCGGAAGATGCCGCCGAACCCGGAGATGAGCGGCTTGAGCGCGTCAGTGAGCGGCCCGATGTAACGGTGGACCGCCGACGCGACCGACGCCAGGTTCTTGTTCACCTCGGTCGACAGGAACCCGATGTTCTTGCGCAGCGCGCCCATCGCATCGGCGGCGATCTTGAAGAAGCTCGACCGGGCCGGGGCCGTCGCCTTGTCCCACTCCTTCTTGAACCCGGCGATGTTGCGCGCGAGCTGCGCCACGCCCGGATTGGCCTTCGCCAGCGCGTCCACCTGCTTCTGCGCCGCCTTGATCTGCCCCGGCTTCCCGGACGCGATGGCCTTGTTCAAGCTGGTCACGGCCTTCTCGTAGACGCCGAGCTGCTTGATCGCCGGTTTCGCGATCACCGCCACCGACCCGAGCCCGACCGCGAACGAGCCCAGGAGGCCGCCGCCGAGCAGCGCGCCGCCGCCGACCGCCCCGGCCAGGGATGTGCCGAGCGCGAGCACCGCCCCGCCCAGCGCGATGATCTGAGGCAGCAGCGTCGCGATCAGCGTCCCGAACATCGGGAGCGCCGTCGCGAACCCCTTTAGCCCGCCCAGCGCACCACCGAGCGCCTGGCTGAAGCCCTGGATGGCCGGGTGGGACTTGACCATCGAACGGGTGAAGTTCTCGATGTGGTTCCGGACGTTCTTGAAGAACCCGAGGGTCTTCTCGCCCTCCTTGCCGACCTTCTTGAGCGCCTCAGCCTCCTTCTCCGCCGCCGTGGTGACGCTCTTGGTCTTCTGCTCGACGGTGCTCAGCACGTTGCCGTGCTGGTCGAGGATCTGCGTCGTCTTCGAGATCTGCTTGGACGCGTCGCCCATCGCGCCGCCGCTGCCCATCCCCTTCAGCGCCTTGTCGGTCCGCCTGGCCTGGTTCTCGATGTCCTTCAGCGGGCCGCTGGCCTTGTCAAGCAGGACGAATGCGGCCTCGATGCTTACCATCGGTTAGCGGCCCCCTCCGAGCGCCTTGACCGCCCGGCGTGCTGTCTGACCGCCAGCGAGCTTCGCGTCCTGGTCATACGCCGCCATCGCGCACCCGTACAGGAAGTGGCGCAGGCGACTCGGGTATTGCGGCGGGCGCGTCTCCTCGTTCGGACGCCCGAGCGGGCGATAGTCCTCGTCCAGCCCGTTGTAGGTCCGATACGGGTCCTCACCGCCATACCTCCAGGCCAGGAACAGGAGCCGCGCCTCCGCCCCGGCCTTGATCAGTTTTTTGCGCTCAGAGCGTCCCGCACGTCGTCGTCATCGAAGCCGGACAGCGCCATGATCTGCGTCGCGAGTTGGGCGATCAGGCCCGGCTTCTTCGCGAAGCGCTTGAGCAGGATCCCTTCGGGCGGCTTGGCCTGCTGCTCCGCAATGGCCTCGATGTCCGGCTCGACCGAGCCCGCGACGATGACCTTCAGGTTCCCGAGCTGGTCGACGGCCAGGTCGTCCTGGCGCCCGCGGCGGCGCATGGCCGACGTCTGGCGCTGGATGCGACGCAGAACGTCGCCGTCGATGGGCCGGACCGTCCAGGCGATCCAGTGCTCCCGGTCGCCCACGCCGACGTTCAGCTCGATCACGTGCGTCTGCTCGCCGTCCTCGTCGGGCTCCTCGGAGAGGAACCACTCCACCGCCGACGTCGCCTCGTTCTCCGAGACGGGCCGGTCGTTCGCCAGCGCGTCGAGTACCTCCGGGACGGGCCGATCCTCCTCCTGGCGGTCCTCGCGACCCCTCAGGGTCGTAGGTGGCGGCAGCGGCTGCGGCTGCTCGCGCTGCTCTCGCTGCCGCGGCTGCTGCGACGGCTGGACGCGGACGTCCTCTGCGACAGGTGCATCAGGCATGTGACTACTCCTTCGGGGCCGGTGGCCTCGCGACGGTTTGACGGATCAGCCATGGTGCGTCACCTCGCGGAGTGCTCGCCCAGCGGACTGTCGTTGCGGTGTGGGGTCGAAGTCGCGCTCGCCTTCAGACAGGCGGCAGTCGACCTCGATGTGCGACATCCTCGCGAGCAGCTCGCGCTGGCCGTGAGAGTTCTTCGTGACGAGATGGGCCTTCATCTCCAGCCAGGCCCGCTCGTAGTCGATGATCATCAGCTCAGCGAATCGAGCACCGAGACTGCGGGCTGGCCGGTGACCGGGTTGGTCTGCCCCTGGATGATCTCGTAGGACTCCAGCGGCTTCTCCGTCTCCCACCCGAAGCTGAACGACTTGTCGATCACGTCGTCGGTGATGTTGAACCCGAGCGGGAGGTCCCAGATGAGGCAGCCGTTGAACTGCCACACCTCGTAGCCCAGCGCGTCCGGGTCGTCCAGCCACACCTGCATCGAGAACGACCGCATCGAGCCCGCGACCGTCCCGCGCGCGGCGCGCCGGTCGGCCAGGTTCTGGCTCAGGTAGCCGTAGATGTACTTCTCCCAGTGCGTGTCGACCTTCTGCACCGAGAAGGTTCCCTCTCGCGTCTCCCGGCCCGGCTTGATGCCCATGCGGGTGGCGCCAACGAGCGGCATCTCGATCTTGGCGACCGTGATGGTCGCCGTGACGTTGGTGATCTCGGCCCGGATGTGACCGTCCATGATCACGTAGCCGTACATCCCGCTGACGCGGTATAGGCCCTCGCTTGATCCGATTGACATTGCTCACCGCCTCCTAGCTGATGTAGACGAGGTTGAAGATCTGCTCGACCGAGCGGCCGAACGCAATCCCGTACACCAGCGCGATGAACTCGTCGTCATCGCTCGGCGGAGGAATCGGGTCGATCCCCACGCTGAAGCCAGTCTGGATCACGCCCCGATCCGAGCGCGCCTGGATCACCTGGTGCGCGTAGCCCACGACGTACGCACGGGTCGCGTCGTTCACCTGCAACGAACCGATGGCATTCGACGTCGACCACTCGGTGATGTCCAGCTCGATGCCGTGCATGGTCCTGACGAACTTCGGGTTGCGGTAGATCAGGTACGGCTTGGACGAGTCGCCGCCGGTGTAGCAGGTGAGGCCCTTCTCGACCCGGATCGGCGACGCCTGGTTGGAGTCCTGGCCGAACACGACGACGCCGCCGTTGAAGCACGCGGTGACGTCGGCATCGGTCGGGAGCACCCCGGCAGTCGTATCGGCCAGCCGCGCGAACGTGAGGCTCATCGACTCGCCGCGCGCCGCGAGGATCCCCGCGATGCGTGGCGCGAGCTGCGAGGTCGACAGCGTCCCGAACTCGTTGTCCACGAGCGTGCCGACGCCAACGTTGACGATGTTCTCGCCGCCGCCACCCCCGCTCGCTGCCTCCAGCGTCTTGGAGCGCGCGATGGCCGTCGTCGCGGTGTCCGCCAGGGCCCCGCCGACCACCAGCATGAACCGGCGCCCGTTGAGGTTGGACGACTGGCACCACTGCTGCAACGAGGTCAGCGTCGTCGGGTCGATCAGGTCGAACGCGGCGAACAGCGAGAAGCGCGCGCTGGAGCAGACGGTGACCAGGTCCTGCCAGTCGGACTGCACAAGCGTCGCGCCGTCGTCGCCGCCGGTCAGCGGAGTCACCGTGTCCGGCGATACCGTGACCGCGATGGCCGTGCCGTCGGTCCCGAGCGTCGCTGAGACCCACGCCGAGGTGGCGTTGATCTGGTCGACCAGATCCTGGATGTCGGTCTTGGGGTACGCGTAGGTCTCGACGAACTGCCCGTTGACGTAGACCATGAAGTCGTTCTTCGTCACGTCCGGATCGGCGTGGTTCTTGTAGCCGATGACGTTGCCGAACGAGCCCGGGTACTTCGCCGTCAGCGTGAGCGCCGCCGTGGCGGTGGTGTTCTCGACGTCGACCTCCGCGGCCTTGCCGCCCGTGCCGAGAAGCCGGTAGACGAGCACCTCTCCGGCGCCGCCCCGGCCCTGGAGACCCTCGCCCTTGAAGGCCTGCTTGACCGCGCGGTAGCCCGGCGTGGTGGACGAGCCGAACTTGGACTGGAAGTCGCCCAGCGACACGGTCGGAACAACCGATCCGGCCGGACCCCAGTCGTGCACGATCCCGAGCAGGACAACCGAGCCGATGCTCGGGAGGATGGTCTCGGTGGGCTCCGCAGCCCAGTCGAAGTAGGCGCCGGGGCGAACCGGCCGCGCTTCCTTGGAGAAGACGCCAGGCATGTGTTACCCCTCCTCGTCGGGCTCGTCGACCTTGACTGGCTGGTTCAGCCACTCCTCGACCTTGGACTTCGCGGCCTCCGGCGTCATCATCTCGTCCAGATCGCCGCTCAGCGCACCCATGGCGGTGTGCGTCGGGTAGCCGAGGAACTCCGGGGCCCGGTCGACCAGTTGGCTGACCAGAACGTCTGACTGCGGAGCGCCCTCCTCGGTGGGCTTGGTCTGCTCTGTACTGGTCGTGGTGGCCTGCTGCTCGCTGCTGGCGGCTTCCGGCTCGGTGCCCTCAGCCTTAGATGCCCTGCTTCCGCGGTGTGATGTTTCCGGCATTTCGGTGCTCCTCTCTGTGAACCCCACAGACGGGCTGGCGCCGATACTAAGGCCGGATCAGGACGCCCCCACAGATGAGGTTGCGACGTTCACACCCCGCACCACCGGCGTCGCCGGACGCGTCTCGCCCAGCCGTCGCCACGCTAAGCGCACATCACAGACCACGGTCCACAGCGTGTTCTCGTCCGGGTCCGGGAACGGCTGCGTCGAGAGGTCGTTGACGCGCATGAACGCCCGCGGATACCACTCGCCCGCATCCCAACTCTTGACCCGGTAGTAGTTGTAGAGCGGCACGCGCAGCGGGCGCCCGTTCTCCACGCCGACGCGGAACGCGGTGTACAGCGCGTTCTCGACCTTCTGGGCGAACATCATCGCCTGGTCCGCGTCTCGCCCCTGCTCCGGGTAGGCGGCGATCACGAACGGCTGCACCATGTCGGCCAGCCAGCGTCCGCCGGTTAGCGGGTACGTCGTCCCGGCCACCTGCCAGACCCGGGCGAACGGGCGAGCGAACGCGCCCTCCTCGCGGGACAGGCGCACCTCCCACTCGTCCCCGAGCGCGACCGCCACGTAGCGCTTGAGGCTGCGCAGCGCGTCGATGTGGCTACGGCCCACGTCCATCTCGCTCACGGCAACACCACGCCCTTCATGGATTCGAGCACCTTGGCCTCCGCTGCCTTCTTGAACGTCTCCAGATCGGGCAGCATGATCTCATCGAGGAACCCCTCCACAGCACCAGCCGCCTTCTCCACCATGTGCGCGCCCTCACTACCCGGATGCCACACGTGGCGCGCATACCGCCGCCGCCCCGTGAGCGGGTCGATCCACGAGAGGAACTGGTTCGGCGGGTGCGGCTCGATCAGGTACTTCGTGTGATGCGGGCCAAACAGTCCCGTCCCGTAGTTGACGTAGGGCGCGTAGTCGACGTCGGTCGCGACCCGTGAGACGTACGCCATCTTGATGCCGTGCAGCTCGCGCGCGGTCTCCTTGCGATACCAGCTCGTCGCGAGGTTCCCCGTCTTGATCGGCGTCAACTCCGCGATCAGCGCATGTAGGCGGTCGCCGCCCGTGTCAGCCATCCGGCGCAGCGACTCGCGGACCGGCGCGTCATCGAACGCCGCGGGCAGGTCGGGCCCGATGTACTTCCCCTCGAACAGGGTGCCGACGTCGGGCGCCGCCATCTCAGGGCTCGACCGGAGTGAAGGGGTGCTCCTCGACGCGGGTGAGCGTCGCCATCCAGCCCAGCATCTTGCGCTTCTTGCGGATCGGCTCGCCATCGGATGTGATCTCGTACATCGCCCGGCCAAGCTCCTTGGAGTCGACCTCCAGCCTGTCTGACGCGTTGATCACCAGCAGGTTGCCGTCCTTGTCCTTCATCCCGCACATCATCTGCGCGGGCCGGGGCACGCGCTTGCGGCCCTGCTGCGTGTCGTCGGACTCCGGCGCCGCGTTCAGCGTCAGGCGGCACTTGAACCACGGCTGGTGGTAGGTCTCGAACTGCGTCGTGCCCTCGACCTTGGCGCCGGTCGGCGTATCGACCACCCGCCGAGCCCGGTCGACCAGAGCCGACTGGAGCGACATCTACGCGCCCCAGGTCATCGCATCCACGAGCAGGCTGCGCATCCCCGTCCCGTACGAGTACGGGTACAGCCCGTCGTAGTTGCCCCAGTCGACCTCCGTGGTCTCGATGGTCGGCACGCCCGCGAACGCCGACACGCCGCTGATCACGAGGCTCCAGTACTCCTGCATCTGCTGCGTGCAGAGCATCCAGATGTCGCGGTTCAGCCAGTCCATCGGGTTGACCTGCGGGATGCCCGTGGTGAGGCCCGTGTAGCGCGAGCGCCCCGGCTCGTGGCGCGTCTCGGAGTAGTTGCCCGCCGAGAAGCTCTGGATGTTCTCGTCGTTCGAGGTCTCGACCGTGTCCGCCTGCGAGTAGAAGCACGTCTGCTCGACCCGAAGCTGCGTCGCCTCCTGCGCGATGGGCACAAGCTGCGGCGGCATCGTGATGTCCCACAGACGCCCCGTGGTCACCACCAGATAGTCGACGGCCCGGTCGAGCTGGACCTGGAGATCGGCGTCGCTGTAGGGATCGTCCAGGCTGCCGAAGTCGACTCGGCTCCAGCTCTTGATGTCGGCGACGGTGGGCGGCAGCGTCGCTGAAGCAGTAACGCTCACCGCCCCACCTTACCTACCGTGCGCTCCTGGCCCGCGCCGGAGAGCCTTCCTCCTTGTCGGCCTCCTTCTCGGCCTTCTCAGCCTCCTTCTCGGCCTCCTTGGCCTCCTTCTGGGCCTCCTTGTCGGCCTCCTCGGGATCCTGCGTTGGCGGCGCGAGACGCTCGGCCTGCTTCTCCTTGCCCTTGCGCGTGAACGCCTCCTTGTGGAGGGTGCCGTCCTCGTCCTCGTAGACAACCACCAGGAACGGGCCGCGCACAGCCCAGCCCAGCACCTGGATCTCGCCCTCGGCCTCGACCTCGCCTGCGACCGCGTCCTCGTCCAGCTCGTCGGTCGCGTCCTGATCGACGGGTCGGTTGTTCGCTGCCCGCAGCTCGGCGGGCCAGCGCGCCGCATTCGCCGCGATCATGTCCTCGGCGTTCGGGGCCTCGCCGGTCCGGGCTTGAAGCTCGGTGCCCGCTGCGGCTGCGTCGTTACCTCTCGGGCTCATGCTCATCTGCTCCTGTCGTTCGTGATCTAGTGGCTACCCGTGGGACTACCCGCTTACGGGACGATGGAGCGGTACGCCCCGCGCGGGTCAACCGGCGCCACACCGAAGTCCGAGCGGACCTTGAAGTCCACCGAGTCCAGCTCGAACTGGTAGGGGTCGGTACCGGCGCCGAGCGCCATGCGGACCATCGGGTCCTTGAGCATGACCTGCGGATCGCTCTGCCCGTTGAGGAACCCGACCGCGAACGACGGGACGTCGCCCGGGTCCGCGAACAGGTACCAGTCGTTCGAGTCCGAGAACCACGGATCGCGGATCACGCCGTCGGCCGGGAGGATCCCCGCCAGCGGATTGATCGTGCCCTTGTCGAACACGTTGGCCGCGACACCAGGCGCGCCCGTGTAGTTGATGTTGACGCCCGTCTGCGCCGAGTTGAGGATCCGCTGCGCGATGAGCTGCATCCGCGCGTTCTTGACCACGAGGATCGACGGCGTGACAACGATCTGCCGCCCGTCGTCGTCCTGCTGGCCTTCCATGAACGCGATGGCGTCCGCGAGCGCGTCCTCCGCCAGCGGCGTGACCACCTGGTTGCCGCGGCCCACGCTGTAGAACGGCTGGCCGTCCGGCGCCAGGCCGGGGTTCTGGATCATCGCGACCACGGTCTGCAAGATGAACACGCCAGCGGCGTAGCCCATGTCGGCCGGGTTGCGATTCAGCAGCTCGTTCGAGTCGTCGTTGATGATCGCCTGGCGGGTGATCGAGTAGACACCGCCGTAGGTGTCGACCGCCAGCCGGGCTGCCGGACGCTCCGTCCGAGCCAGGCCGGGGTAGTTGCCGTGGTCGCCCACGTACCCGATCCCGAGCAGGCCGTTCAGGCCGCGCAGGCGCCGGTCACGGAAGTCCGGTGCGGACTCCTGCCGGGTGTAGCGCTGATACTGCGACTGCGCGCGGCTGTAGCCAGTCCACATCGACTGGCGAACCGGGCCGTAGAGGAAGGACGGGAAGTCCGCCTTCGAGTCGGCCTCCTCCAGGATCCGCTCGTCGCGCCACTCACGGTACGCCTCAAGCAGCCGGATGGGCCGCCCGAACACGCCGTATGGATTGCCGTTCATCGTTGCTCCTTGGGATGTGTGACTGTGTTCCCCGCCAAGGCGCAACGCGCCCATGATGATGCCCTGGAGAGGGCCGACTCAGCCGGGTGGGGGTACCCGGCTGAGAACTCAGACGAAGCTGTCCTTGGAATCCAGGTCGATTCGCACCTTGTTCGCGGGCACACCACGCTGTCCGGCCACCTCGGTGATCCGGCCGAACTTCCCTCCTGCCGGGCCCGTGGCCGTCAGTGCTCCAGTGGCAGCCGTGATGTAGATCGGGTCGCCCTTGACGTTGGCCGAGATCCCGGCGTTTGGCACCTGGACCACTCCCTTCGTGATCAGGTAGTACGGCTCGCCCGGGTCGATCACCGCCTGATTGCTCAGGCCCTGATCCCACGCTCGGTTGACCTGCTTGACCGCGACACCGACGAAGCCGGAGTTCACCTGCGGTGAGCCATGGTTGATGGCCGATGCACCGTTGACGACGTAGACACCCGCGCCTGGACGGTTATATGGCATGAGTCACTCCTTTCTTGGTGCCGATGGCCTCAGTCGTCCCACGCCTTGGTGGGATCGACTCCTGCTTCCTGAAGGAGCGCCCCGTAGAGCGTCCCCTCACTCTTGGCCGGTGGGTCGCCCTCACCGTCGCCGTTCTTCTCGCCGCGCTTGGCGGGAGCGCCGGGCCCCTGGCCGCGAACCCGCGTGGGGCTCAGCGACGCGACCATGCCGCGCTCGTCCTCGATGACGGCGGCGACAGCCTCGGTCAGCTTGACCTCGGCCTTCTTGGTCACCTTGCCGTCGTCATCGACGTCATCGACCACGTCGAGCGCGCCGGTCGGCCCGTTGTCGGTGATCTCGAACAGCGCCTTCGCCTTGTTCGAGAACGCCTCCGGGAGACGCGCCTCGGTGATCTGCTTGTGCGCGGCGTCGCGCATGTCGCGAAGGTCGAGCTGCCGGTCTGCGTCCGCCCGGGCCTCCGCCCGAATCAGGTCGCGCTCCTCCGCTACCGCCGCCTCGACCAGCGCCTTGACGCGCTCGTCGATGATCGGCTTCAGCACCTCCTGGAAGTCCTCACTTTGGAGAGCTTCCTGGAGCGCCTCAGGGGTGATTGCACCCATGTCGTCTGTCTCCTCTGTGTTGGCTTCCTGCGCCGACGACGCCGACTTGGCGAGCGCCTGCTTGGCCATCGCCTGAGCCTGCTTGTCGGACAGCTTCGGGTTCTTCTTCTTGAGCTTGGCGACCATCTCGGCCAGCTCGTCGTCGCCGCCGTCCGCAGCGTCCTCGGCGTCGCCGTCATCCTGCTCGGTGAGCAGGTGAGGACGGACCTCCTGGACGTAGGCGATGAACTCCTCGTCGGTCATTGACTCCATCAGTCCCATCCCGTCCTCCTCGTAGGCAGCCTCCATCAACGCGACGACGCGGCCACCAGCGCCCGCTTCCGTCACCCAATCGACCGTTCCCTTTTCCTCGATGCCCTCGACCAGCCAGGCCCGGCGCCCGTCGCGCATCGTGGGCTGAACGCCGGTGGCGTTCGCAGAGATCGAAGCTTCGACCAGCTCGGGGTCGTTCTCGGCCAGCTCGCGGATGAACGGAGTCGGGAGCGACCAGCCGACGATGGCGCCCGGGCCGAAGCCGGTGGTCGGGTCCTCCGGAACGTTCGGGTCCCAGTAGCTCTCCACGATCCGTCCGCCGAGGTCGCGAATCGAACGCGGCAGGCCCTTCGCGGCCCGGCGTGCCTCGGGGGAGAGATGGTCGATGTACTGCCGCCAGCCAGCGAACTTGTGCGCGTTCTCCTGCAGCATGTTCGCTTCGTAAATGTGGCGGCCTCGGCCCTTGCCGACGCACGGGCGCAGGATGTGGATCGGCAGCAGCTTGGAGCGTTCGGACTCCTCAGCGGCGGTCGCTTCCTCAAGGGGCAGGCCCCGGTCAACGAGCCGTTGCACACGCTGCTCCTGAAGCTCCTCGGGGAACTCGACGGAGTCCCGCGGGAGCGTGTACATCGCCTCGCGCAGTTCGAGTGTTCCGTCTGTAGCGCTCATGCGCCCCGATACTAAGGCGCTATGTGCGCTTGCCCTCAGACGGATTCTGCGGGGGATACTTCGTCAACGAGCGGGGCGAGTGCTAACAGCGGGGCCAAGCTACCGCCGCTAGCCCCGCTCACCCCTGCGGGCGGTCCGGGTCGAGGTTCTCGAACTCGTACACGATCCACTCCCACGGCGCCCAGCGAGCGTCGCCCCACCAGCGCGAGAGGTCGTCGTCACGGATGCCTTCGTGGCAGCCGCCGTGGTCCTTCTCGCGGATGCAGATGGTGCCCTGCTTCGACTGCGCGCCGCAGAGCGCCATGGTCACCTGCGTGAGGTCGTCGTGATTGCTCACACTGCCCGCCTGACGTAGACCGTCGGTCCGCCGCAGGCGGGGCACGGCGTCTTGGAGAACGCGTCGTAGGTGTAGTCGCGCGGGCGGATCGCTGGCTCGGCCTTGCCGTCGTTGTACTGCGGGTTGTACATGCACGCCGTCTTGTAGGCCTGCGTGACGTGCTTGCAGTCCTGGCGGTACTTGAAGCCGGGGCACGTGCAGTGGACGCCGGTCTCGCCGTGGAAGGAGACGACATAGGTGTCGCCCTTGGAGCCCTCCACGTCGAACACGCCGAAGCAGGACGCGCAGTCCTCCATCGTCTCGATGTCGTAGCCCATCAGGCCGCCTTCTTGGCGGCCTGAGCGGCGGTCAGCTTCTTGCCGGTCGTCCAGTCCACCGGCGCGCTCGGGAAGCACACCGAGCAGAGGGTCGGCCCGTGCTCGTCCACAGCCACGGCCTCGGTCTTGCCCGACAGCTCGGGCAGCCAGCCGAAGGTCGTCGTCGGGCGGCACGTTGAGCAGTACATGCTGCTGTGGATGTGACCGGGGCTGCTGGTCACCAGGAAGAACCGGGACCAGCCGGTGTAGGTGGCCTCCAACTCGTCGCGCCCAGCGAACAGGACATCCCGCTCGGCCAGCAAGGCCTCGCGCCCAGCGAGCGCCTCGGCGTACTTGTCGGCCTCGTAGGCCGCGCCCTTGAACTCGGTCCAGTCGGTGCCGGTCCAGCCGTCGCTCTCCGTCTTGACGTGGCTCGCCTTGTACTCAGCGACGTAAGCCGCC